TCTTTTAATATGGAATTGATTACCAAAACATAATTCATAAGTAGAAAGTTTATTATATACTGGTTGTAAATCTCTTCTTATTTTTACTTTAGTTATATTTGAAGAAATCGCATAACTAGTATTATCAATCAAAGTTCCAATTTTACTATACTTAAACCTACCCCCAAAGCTATTAATCTCAGAAGACTTTGAATAACTTTTAAGTGTATTTAAAACACTTGATTTAAGAGTGGATACATTGGACTCTAAACTTTTATTATAATAAACACTTGTATCGAGTTCAACATAAAGATATTTTAAATCAACAAGTTCCGGTTTAATACCTGCAATTGAGTATTGCTTTAATTTTCTCTTTATTTCTTCTTTAGTAATTTGAGATAGGAATGAACCATTTCTCGGTTTAACTGATATAAAAACTTTCCCATATTCTGGTGGGTCTAATTCCTCCCCACCATATGAAGTTACACTTTCCACATTAGGGAATAGATATGGGATGAGTCCTTTATAATCATTAGCAGTTACTGCACGGTATTGTGACGAATAAACTCTAGATGATAGATACTTCACACTATCTGTAGGCTCAATCTCATCACCATTCTCTGATGCCTGAATGGTAGTTATCAGTGATATACCACTTGTGATAATAGTATTGTTATTATCATATAGAATTCCTGAGAATGTGAAATTAGCAGCACCATCTGCATAACTACCATTAGTTACAATATATGATATTGTGATAGTACTTCCACTCATAGGCTTCTTACCTATAATATCATCTCCAAATATAATTTCATATTTTTCATCCTGAGCTTCTTGGATTAAAAATATTTTTGAGTTTTTATCTACTTCAAATATATTTGAAAAATATTCATACTCTTCATTAGATTTCCCAGTGACAATAGTGCGAATAGTTGATGTATCAACTCCAATATTTGGAAGTATAAACTTCTGGTTTGTTTGCGCACTATTCATCACGAAGGTTTTTGTTAGATATGAACCTTCATATATTTCTATTTTAAATGTAGCGATTCCATCATTATCTACAATTGATGTAGTATTCTGAGGTATAGAAAATATATAATTTCCACTATCCATTGACCCCAATGCAACAATACCCGCTTTGAGAGTTATTGTCTTTGGAATTTGAGTTAGATTACTTACATTTACTGTAAATTGTATAATCGCCCTAGAACATCTTCTAGAGCGAGGGACATATCCTATATTTCTAGCGAGTGATACTACATTCTCTCTTAAAGTCGCACTATCAATAAAGCTTTCATTTACTGCCATATTGGTATTATATGCAGTAATATAAGAGTTATATGCTAATACATCAATCAATGTTGAAAAGTTAGACCCTTCAAAGTCATAATCAGTAAAATTACTGTTTGCTCTTAAGTAATCTTTTATTTGAATCTTTAGATTATTAAAATCTAAATTTGTAAATTGATTGAATGACATTATACTCTTGTTGGTTGGAGGATAAATTCTATATTTTGAGTGGGAACTGAAAGTCCAACAATATCATATTCTATGGATATATTTAATTCATTGTAGTCTTCTACAATTTCAATAGAAACATTTCGAAAACGTATTCTAGGTTCAAAATTATTCAGTAAAGTTGATATTTCCTCTTTCAATACTGTTGTAATATCACTAGTAGTAAGTTCAAACATAGAACTTTCAATAGAAGTTCCCAATAAATTATTAAAAAACCTCTCACCTATTTGAGTTCTAACTAAATTAATCACTGACCTCTTGATTGCATCCTCATTCCTAAGAATTAAAATATCATTGGTTATAGGATGTTTTGTAAAGGAAAGGCTAATATCCTTAAAACCTCTTGATATTTGAGTTGCCATTTAATAAAAATAGGTCTATCAATAGTATTTATTCAGTTTTTAGATTACTTGTTTACCTTTTTCTAGTTTATATGTAGGTTCAATTCCATATTCTAAGAAATTTTCATCAGAATCTTCAAAAAGTTCTTTTTTTGAAGATTTATCTACAGTTGCTGGGTCATACATCACTTCTTGAAGTATTTTCTTTGAATCTGCGGTATAATCAGTAATTAGTTGATTAGTTCCCCAAGTATCTTTCATATATTGAGGGTCTCTATCTACAGGTGAAATAGCCATTTGTTTTTTGTCTCCTAGTTGGAATAAAAAGGAGAAACTTTTAAAGAGGTTTCTAAATCTCTAAGACTACCTATCTAGTTCTCTGAGCATATAATTATCTGAATTAAAATATTTGATTAACGCATTTGTAATGATTTTGGGATTATTAGGACCACAGGTATAAGTATCTGAAGTAAAACAACCCTGTTCAGGCCAAGAATGTAATGAAAAATGACTCTCAGATAAAGCAATTACAATAGTAAGACCTTGAGGGGTAAATTTATGACTATAAACATTCAAGATAGTCATACCTGCAAGATATATAGCTTCCTTTATAGTATGAAGTAGAGGGATTTCATCATTCAACAGATTAAAATCTACGTCATATACCTCTAGAAGTATATGCTTTCCCATAGAAAAGTTTTTCAATTACATAAAACTCCAAAAAATTTATTTATTTTATTTATTTTATCCAAAATCCCAATCTATCCAAGTCAGGGTCTTCAATATATTTAAAATTTTTATAAAAACGAGGAGGTTCTCCCTTCCAAACAGGGATTGCAATAATATTGTGATGTCTAAAATCAGGATTTGAGCGAAAATGTACCTCAATTAGTTTATTTCCAATGAATTCGCAGTTAATAACCGTATAATCTTCTACTAAATTACTTAAAATTGCAGGAAATTTAATAGGGCGATTTACTTTACTCCAACAATTCCATTTAGAAAGTGAGTTTTTTGCATTCCGATGACCTTTAACTACTAAAGTAGGAACCTTATTCACAAAATCTACACTCAAATGCTCACCTCTAAAGATTTCACACCAAAATTCACCAGGATGTAGATGTTCAGTAGAAGATTCTAAAAACATTATACGAGATTTCTTTCCCATCCCCATAAAATTTACAGAAGGCCTCACAATATAAAGTCCCGAAGAATGAACTTTCATTCCTGCGGGACCGCAATTGTAATTAAGAAGTTTGGAAAGTTGAAGTTTGTTATAAACCCAAAGGTCTTTTGAGTGTATTGAACTAAATTCTTCCTCGATTTCCATTTTAAACTAGTTTAAATATGTGTATTATTTACAGTAATTTTTCTGTTACTTAATTTACAATATTACCTACCCTGACCTCTATACTTCTTTTTAGCAACATTACTACTAGTAGCAGAATGTTTGGTATTCCTTCCATTCCCTTGGCGAGTATTCTTGGGATTGGATTCAATTTGCATTGATTTCTTATTCATCGCCATAATATGCAGACTCTCGAATTACTCTTATATTATAAGACCACTTCAAACCTAAGTCAAATTTCCTTATCAAACGCGACTTCAAGGACTTCAAGGACTTCAAGGACTTCAAGGACTTCAAGGACTTCAAGATTATTTAAAGATTTTTCTCAGAACATAAAAAAAGAGGCTCTAAGAAAGAACCTCTTCATACTCAATTATATTTTAAAAAACTCAGATAACTCCTGATTTTTCATGTCCTACTCTACATAGTGGGTCAATCCAAATCTGATATCCCGCTGCAATTGCATCCAAACAGAAGCCCACATCCTCACCACAGAAATCCACAATCTCCCCATCATTAAAGGTCTGAAGTTTAATTGGGAACCAAGGATATTTAATCTTAGGATTTTCAAACACTCCATATTTAATGAAGGTCCAACCAAATCCAGTGTAGTCACAAGTAAATGGTTTACGACGCTTACTCATAGTTTCTATAGTTTCGTGATTCATCACTCCACCATTTGCCCTAAACGCATCACCCTCAAGCCAATGAGCAACTGAAGAAGTCTTCCTATCTTCAGTGAGATACCAACCAGCACAAATATCCTTATCCAATAGAACCATACGATAGAAGCTTTCAATGTTGAAAACAATATCACTATCAATCCAGATTTGATAATCATACTTTAGTTTACCATCCCAAGGAAGTTGGTCTGGCCCTCTCAGAACATTTGCACCTAGGCACTTGCATCGAGCGAAATTGACAACGGACGAATAATCTTGTGAAATTTGAATACTCGCACCATTCTGAACAATCTCAAAACAAAGCTGAACGAAATTTTTGAGGAATGTATATGATACTCCTCGCCCAGGAAGACAGAAAACAAAGGTCTTCCCTCTAATCATTTGTCTAGCTATATCAATATTCAATTCATCTGGATTCTTATTACCTTGTTCTTCTAATTTTGGTAATGCAGCCTTCACGGTAAAACCCTTTGCCATTTACAAACCTCCAATAAGTATTATTATAGTAATGACTCGTATATTATATCATACTTCGTCGAAATTATCCAAGATTTTTATATCATCATCTGAACCACCTGAAGTCCAAACTAACCCTCGGATTAATTTTAAATTCTCGGTCAGATGCTCACTCGGAATTTTTTTGAGAACTAATCTCCCATTCACAGAAATATTAAATGTATTCACATTCTTCTATTTTGATTAGAAGGTCTTGAAGCTCTTCCTTTAAAGTCTCTGCTAAAATGAGATTCTCATCACTATCTATTCGATATTCTAAGGACTCTATCAGTAGGTCCCTCTCATAATTATCTAAACTTAATTTCATTATACTACGAATTATTTTCTTTTTTATATAGAACTCTTCTGAAGTCTAAAAATAATCCTCGGAATTTTTTTGAAGGTGCCCTTTTGAAAACCTAAAATAACCCTCGGAATTTTTTTTGAGGATTTATATATGAATGTGAGGTAAGCCACAACCTTTTCAAATAGTGGGACTCCGGTTATTATATACGGGCTACGGTTCAGGATACTTATACCTTACAATCACAATATACTGCCTATAAGAATAAACGAAGGATTACGATTAGACTGTTATTCTTTACATTTAGCGGAAAATGTGCCGAAGTCAGTAACCCTTATCTAATAAGAATAACGAACTCCCCCCCGTATCCAAAATAACGAAAAATCACATTTTGACTGTTATAAGAATAAACGAAGGATTGGAGCCCATTCGTTACATTTAGCGGAGAATGTAACGAAGTGAATCACTGCTACCTGATAAGAATAACGAACTCCCCCCCGTATCCAAAATAACGAAGTAACTGCCGATAGACGATGTAAACAATCAACGAAGATTACAACAAGACGATGTTACTCACGACTTCTGAGTATAATGCTTTCAGGGCGAAGTTGACTGTATTTGCTACAATCAAAGACGAAGTTACTAGACATAAGAAGATTTAATGACGAAGTTGCCGGGTATAAGAAGATTTAATGACGAAGTAGTTAGCTATACTCTGGTGCTGATTAACACGAAGTGAATCACTGCTACCTGATAAGAATAACGAACTCCCCGGCGTATCCCAATTTAATAAAATTTGTATTATTTCTAAACACGAAAAAATCTCTCTTTAGACCGAATGATTAAAACATTCTAGAGAGCCTTATAGCCTAGTTTATGAATTGTTATAATATAGCATTCCACCACATCAAGAGTTAATGTCGGGCTCGGATGTTTGTTGATTATTCTATAAGTTCTTAATCAAATAGTCAAGTTTAATCTCTCTTCATAAGAAGAGGATAAGGTAACTTATGGCTTCCTAAACCTCGGGTATAGTAAAACTACTTAAGAGTAGTTGGTATAACTCATATATCGTTAATCTGATAAGCCATTTGTTACCTCTGATTGGCGTATAAGTGTTACCTTACAGTGGCCTAGAGTTCAAGAGGGCTTATCAGATTTACTCTTATAAGTTGTTATTATTTATAATATTTTATTTCTTCACACTTCAAGTTCAATAGTCACAGTTTCATCTACAATCTCTACATCATTAACTTCAGTCACAGCCTCAATTTCTACATCAGAAGTCTCATCTGCAACCTCTACAATCATCTCCGAATCAATGAAGTTCAGGATTTCAGACATCGTGAGATTAGGATTCTTAAGCATACGAACACCAGCAGCAACTGCGATTTCAGGAGTGCCGAACTCAGGATTGATTACAAAAGCCATTGTGAAGAAAAGAAAAGGAATTAAACAGTGGAGTCTATTATAAGCCGCTGCCGTTGCTATTCAATTTATTCAGCTATTCAGAAGTTCTTCGAGAACTTTATCAGCTGCAACTGCGAGGCTATCAACTTTAACACGCTCAGAGAGGTATGTAGTAGGCTCAGGAGCGGCTGATTTAACAATAACGGGTGCAGTGCCCATAGGTTGAATAGAACGGCGTGTAGAGGCTTGTAGGCTATTCAGAAGTTTATCAGCTGCATCTTGAAGTTGTTGTGCTTTCTTTTGATTGCGGACTGCGGCAGCACGCTTAGAAGCAGTCATTACCTGACCATTTGCATACATTTCAGCAACACGGGCACGACGGGCAGCAATCTGTTCGGGAGTTTTGTTCACAATAGCCATTTAAGTTTCCTTTGTTGAGTTAACTATATCGAGTTAGAGCTTCGCCGCCAGGCGCTCCTTCCACCCTCTAAGAATACCACATTTTGGGGGCTGTGCCCGTTTAGTGTGCCAGTAGGATTGGTGGCACAGTGAGCTAGGAGACTCAAGATGAGATGGGGGCTCGGAATACTTGACAGATTCTTTTAGTTGTGATAGACTTATATTGGGCCTGGACGACTATAAGTTTACATATTTAATAAGACATTTAATAGCTATAAGTTCTATCATTTAATAGCTATTAAGTTTACACATTTAATAGAGCATTTAAGTATAAGTTTAGATAAGGCTTATAACCTATAAGTTTACACATTTAAGTATAAGTTTAGATAAGGCTTATAACCTATAAGTTTACACATTTAATAAGACATAAGAGAATATTTATACACATCACAAACAACACTAC